GACTACTCAAAAAAGAGCTAACCTTGCTAAAACTTTTAAAGGCATGAAAAAAGCTCGTGGTGGTAAAGTTAATCGTAACATTCGTGATGAAGAGGCTCGTGTTATTGGCGTACAAGATGATGCGGCTGATGAAATGAAACGTGTTAAGTCGCGTAAATCTAATGATGCTCAAGAGCGTATAGATAAATCACAACAATTAAAACGTGTTTCATCAAGAGAAAGAAATGCTCGTGATGAAATGAAAAGATTGCGTGATGAGTCGGAATACGACATTCAAAGAAAAAAAATAGGTGGTCGTTCTAAAGGCTACCCAACTCACAAAAGTTCACCTATGATTAAAAGCAAAGCCTGAATTGGAGAGAACAATGCGAAAACAAGGATACAATGATAAGTTAGATGAGTCGATGGGTGCCAGAAATGGTAAGAAATCGCAGTCTATGAAAGACAGACGCAATGAAAGCAAAGGCATGGAGAAATCTATGGGCAATCGAGCGTATTCTTCTGTTGGAACAATGGACATGAAAAAGGGTGGCAAAATGAAAACCAAAGGATACGCCAAAGGCGGTGCCGTTGATGGTTTTAAAATGATGCCAGGAGATAGTCAGTTTAAACGTAAAGGTTGGTAAATTAATCAATTACAAGGGGAGTTGCTGTAACAGCATCCAGTAAGTAACTAAAGGATTGCTATGGCGTACTCTGGAAATATTGGTGTAAAAACTTTTAATTCTTTGAAAGTAGTAGATCACGCTTTCAGGCGTTGTAGATTGCCTGCACAGGCTATTACTTCTGAGATGCAAGATTATGCAATGGACTCATTGGCATTTATGCTTGATGATCTTTCTAATATTAGAGTTCCTAGTTGGTGTATCGAAAAAGTAATACTTCCCTTTTATGAAAATCAACCTGTTGTAACTTTACCTTTAGGTACAGTAGATGTTTTAAATTTAAACTTCAGACAACCTCAATTTCCTACGGGTACAATAACAACTACTAATACTTCTTATTTAGTTAATTTTACTACAGCAACAATTGTCAATACCGTAGGAGTAAAGTGGTCAGCAACTGCAATTCCATTGACATTTCAAGTGAGTTCAGACGGTGTTAACTTTACAACAGTAGCTACCACTAACAGTTTTAATTTATCTACGGGAGCATTAGCTCAAACTGGTGACATAGTTTGGACTGATATTGTGCCAGCCTTGGCTTATCAATATTTCAAAATTATTCCAACTGATGGTGTTTCAACTATTAATTATACAACTATTACGTTGGGTAATATGCCCATGGAAATACCATTAGGTAGGCTTAATAGAGATCAGTATGTAAATCAAAGCAACACTGTTTTTTCAGGTCAACCTAGCACTTATTATTTTCAAAGAAATGTTGCACAACCTGTTGTTAACATTTGGCCTGCTCCTAATTTAGTATCTGAAACTACACAATTAATATTGTGGAGACATAGATCTGTAATGGACACAAATACTTTACAGCAAGAAATTGAAATTCCAAATAGATGGTTAGAGGCAATTGTAAATGGATTAGCTTCTAAAGTTGCCAATGAAACACCAAGTGTAGATGTTAATATTGTTCCTTTGTTAGAACAACGTGCGGCTGTTAGTATGCAAAGAGCTTGGGATGGTGACGGTGACGGATCACCAACCCAAATTAATCCTGGAATTGGACCTTATACGAGATGAGTATTTATTTAGATCCAACAGGTCAACCAACATATGGCATTGGTATTTGTGCTAGATGTTCTCTTAAATTCTTTTTAGCTGATTTAGTTCCAGATCCAAATGATCCAGGACTTATGGTATGTAAAGCAGATAGAGATGAATTTGATCCGTATAGATTAGCTCCAAGGGAGCCTGATCAAATTGTTTTACCTTTTGTTAGACCAGATACAAATATTAATACGCACCCTGCGGGTGTTATACAAGAAGCTGGTGATGAATTTATTACTACAGAAGACGGTAATAAATATTTGGAGATGGATTAATGGTTGAGGTTCCCAGTAATTTAATACCCACACGGGTCAGTCAGTTACCAACAGCACCTGTGGCATCTGCCGATGGTATGTTGTTGTTTAATTATCAAGGTGTAAGTTATCAAGTTAGAGCAGGTGATTTACTTCAAGTTGCAGGAGTTCCTACAACAAGACAAGTAATTGCTGGAACTGCCTTAACAGGAGGTGGTCCATTAAGTTCTGATGTAACACTTAGCGTTGCTGTTGGAGGTATAGGAAGCACTCAATTAGCTAATTCAGGTGCAACAGCAGGAACATATGGAAACACAACTGATATACCAGTTGTCACAATAGATGCAAAAGGTCGTGTGACTGCTATTACTACAGTAACTGCATCTTTCTCTAATTATGTGCCTATTACTAGACAAATCATTGCAGGTAACGGATTAGAAGGTGGTGGCGGTTTAAACTCTAATGTTACTTTAAGTGCAGATTTTGAAGATGATGTTCCTTTAGTTGGAACATCAGGTGGTTCAGCAGGAACGTCTAACGAATTAGCAAGAGGAGATCATCAACATCCTCCAGTAAATTTATCAAATCAAGACGAAATAGATGGAACACTTCCTATAGACCAAGGTGGAACAGGCCGAAGCAACACTTCAAGTCCTGGCTCTATTGCTTATGGTGGTGGGTCTGATATTGCGTTAGGTCCAGCAGGTTTAGCCGGTCAAGTTTTGATTTCTGGTGGAACGGGTGCGTATACATGGGGATCGGCATTAATACAAACTGATCAACCTGCTAATGTGTTTTATGGTGGACCTGCTTCTGGCCCTAATGCACCTACGGCATTTAGGGCGTTAGTAAATGCGGATTTACCAAATTCTGGAGCTAGTGCAGGAACATATGGATCGTCAAATTTAATACCAGTAATAACGGTTGATGCTAAAGGTGTAATAACAGGCGTTACTACAGCTAGTTTTCAAACAGGTTTAGATTATCAAGGAACATGGAATGCATCTACTAATACTCCTTCATTAGCTTCTGGAGTTGGTACGCAAGGTCATTATTACATCGTTAGTGTTGCTGGAACTACTAACCTTGACGGTGTTACAGATTGGCAAGTTGGTGACTGGGCTGTTTATAGTAGCACGTCAGTTTGGCAAAAATTAGATCAAAGTAACACAGTAACTTCTGTCAATGGTCAAGTTGGGGCTGTAACCTTAACTGCGAGTGATGTCGGTGCTCCTCAAGCAAACGGTACAGGGGCAACTGGAACTTGGGGCATCGACATTTCAGGCACTGCGGCAAGTGCAACTAATGTAGCTGGCGGTGGAGCAAATAGAATTGTATATAATACAGCATCTGGAACAACTGATTTTCTAGTAGCTCCGACTGTAACTGATACATTTTTAAAATGGAACGGTAGCGCATTTGTTTGGAATAGTGCTGTCACTGCGGCGGTCACAGGTTTTAGTGGAGGCACAACAGGTCTTACACCAAATACTTTGTCAACAGGCGATATCACCCTTTCAGGAACTTTAACGCCTGCTAATGGTGGCACAGGGCTGACAAGTTCAGGTGCAAATGGTAATGTATTAACGAGCAATGGTACAACATGGGTGTCACAGGCACCAACAGCAGGAGTAACAACAGACGATGTAATTGCTTTAGCGATAGCATTAGGTTAAGGAGAAAACATGGCTAATACATTTACAAGGAAGCTATCGAGGTCCATAGGAACGGCACTTACGGCGGTTGGTTCTTATACTGTGGGTGCTTCTACTCAGACCACTGTTATTGGTTTGACAGTAGCTAACACGAGTGCATCGAGTGTTAACATTGACGTTACATTAAATGATGGGGCAAATGATACTTACATTGTTAAAGATGCGCCTGTGCCTGTTGGGGGTGCGTTAGTTCCAATCGGAGGCAATCAAAAAATAGTAATGGTTACTGGAGATTCAATTAAAGTTAATTCAAGTGCAGCAAGTTCAGTCGATGCTGTTCTATCAGTTCTGGAGATAACATAATGTCAAATCCATATATTGGTAATTCACCTACAGACATACCATTAACTTCAGATCAGTTGGCAGACGGTATTGTAACCACTGCTAAACTAGCTTCTCCAATCGCTCCTACAATCTCAGGAGGAACAATTAATAACGCTGTTATAGGTGGATCAACTCCAGCAGCTGGAACTTTCACTTCTTTAACAGCAACGTCAGGAATTTCAGGAGGTACATTCTAATGCCACAATCAGGTTTTACACCAATACAACTTTATCGTAGTTCAACTGCCTCTGCTACACCAAATCCAAGTGATTTACAAGATGGTGAATTAGCCCTAAATACAGCCGATGGAAAACTTTTTTATAAAGACAACTCTGGAAATTTAGGAACATTAGCTACAAGTTCAGGGTCTTCAGGATCAGTAACTTCTGTTCAAGTAGACGGAGGAACAACAGGTTTAAGTTACAGTGGTGGTCCAATTACTACTTCTGGAACGATTACTACAGCAGGAACACTTGTAACAGCTAATGGTGGCACTGGACTCACTGCAATAGGTACAGCAGGTCAAGTTTTAACTGTTAATAGTGGAGCTACGGCACTTGAATACGCTACTCCAGATTCAGGATTTCCTCAACCACAACTTGTGAGTGGCAATACCACAGCAACGTCAGCCCAGTTTCTTGTAGCAAGTGCAGGTTCAATTACTATAACACTTCCAAGTGGACCAAGTGCAGGCGACTTTGTAGTTATAAAAGACGGAACAGGTGCTGCAGCAACGACTAACTTCACGGTAGCAAGAAATGGTTCAAACATTGCAAGCTCTGCAACAGATTTAACTTTTGACAAAAACTTTGCAGAAATTACTATGACCTATGTTGATGCAACGATTGGTTGGAGTGTCTAATGAGCAATCTGTCAGAGCTATTACCCTCTGGCGGTGGTCAGAACGTAAGGAGCTTTACTGCTTCTGGAACCATAACGAATGGTCAACTTGTCGGTTTGAGAGCAGACGGTAAAGTAGAGGCAATAACAGCAACTTCCGAAGCAGCAACAACTGAGGCAAATTTTGCAAGCACATCACTTTGGACAGGTGCAAATCAAAGTACACTTGCATCAGTTTACGATGTAAATGCAGACAGAGTAGTTCACTTTTATGCTAGTACAACTAGCACTCAATATTGTACAGGGGTAGTTTCTACACCTACTGCCTCTGGGTTAACAAATTTTGGAACACCTGTTGTTATTAACACATCTGATAGTGACTTTATTGCAGCAGCTTACAATGTTGCATCTCAAAAATCAGTTGTTGGCTATCGAGATGGTGGGGCATCAAATTATGGAAGGTGTTGTGTCATAACAGTGGACCCGTCAGACAATTCTTTGACCTTTGGAACGGAAAACAATTTTACTCAAAGTTCTTCTCAGGGTTTTTCTATGACTTACGATAGCACCAACGAAAAAATTCTTATTAGTTGGATGAGCTTTACGGGTGATATTGGTTATATAGTAACATCTACTATCACTGGTACTAATATTACTTTTGGCTCACGCACACAATTTACAAGTGGTGGTGATGTATCATATTGGACTTCTTGTGTTTATGAAGCAAATTCAAACACTGTAACTGTTTTTTATGCAAACCAAAATCAAAGTAATTATCTTTATGCAAGCGTGTCACAAGTTAATGGTACAGGTTTTCAAACATTCACTCCAGGACTAATAAGCAGTAGTTTTGGAGTTCAAAACACCAACATTGCAAGTGTGGCGGATACAAACTCCAACAACATTGTTGTGTTTTATCAAAATGCTAATAACGGAGATGGGTATGCAATTGTGGGAACTCCATCATACAGTGGTAGCACAGGAAATTTAACTACAGGAACACCTGTTGAATTTACTGATACAGTTTCTTCTAGCACGGCAAGTGCTTTGTCCTGTGCATTTGACTCTACAAATAATCAAGTTGTCGTTATGTATAGAAACACTGCTGATGATAAACCGTATGTCAATGCAATAAC